TACAACTATGTGAACCTGCAGAATTGTTATGTGGCTACGAAATTGATGCAACAGTTTCCAGCAGATTATATCTATGACAAGTATCTACCAAAACAAAAACGATACTGTGAAGAATTAGATATAGTGCCTTCCAAGTGTGTGATATTTGGGTTAGACTACAAAGAACAACACACCCAGTACAAACGAAGAGACGATGACAAAGAGGCTAGGCTTTGCTTCAGCCGTGTATGGGATGGAAGAATGGATGATTGATAACTTCCAGAACAAAACTCTCGACTACGACCTAAAAAAATATCCATGGCACGAGTGGATAAGAAATACTATCAAAGAACTGTATCCAGAAGTTGATGATCTTTCTATGATGCATGAAATAATTTCTCCGGAGCAGGCACGTAAGGCCTGTGACCATGTACAAAAATCATTCCTACACATACATTATCAAAAGAAATTCGAGGAGTTTGCTGAAGAATACGGACGGCCACTAATTGGGACAGCCGAATATCTTATCAAAAGGCAACCAACACTAAATCTAGTGCTTCCAGATCAAGCAAAGAAACATCGTAGACTTCCTTTCCACCAAGGCATCTGGTATAACAACGGCACAGGCATGAGGACAATATGGATGCCACTCACATCAGCATATGATACCAATTCGATGTATGTTGTAGATCACGATGCCAGTAAACAAATAAGTGAACAAACAATAGAAAATTGCTACACCCAGGAAGAGTTCGAAGAGTTGTGTCTCAAAGAGGCCCGTCCAGTGAAACTAGAACCAGGGCAGGCACATCTGTTTCATCAAGAACATTTGCATGGGAACATTAACAACACAACAGGTAAAACAAGACTCGCCATTGATTGGCATCTGTTGCCAAAAGGACTGTCACACGGAAGAAGACTACCGGGTGGGTTTTTCAAATTACCAGGAGATTACAATAAAGCAGAAGATTTGCCCGAAGGCAGGTATGTTGCTTATGTAGGAAACAACACAAAGTTTGACCAAAAAATTCCTTTACACTACCAACGAAGTTTGATTGACCAATACTGCAACGACAACAACATACAACACACAGGATATCAATTTGAAAACGAACATTTACATTGGATGCCGATACTAGAGCATTACATAGATCAAAAACCTTGTGGTATAGTGATGAATAGCATTTATAGTCTTCCTGATTCTGTAGAAAGAAGAAATGCTCTCGTAGACAAAGCACTTGAAAAAAATGTTATCATAATTTTTGCAAATGAGTTAATAGTAGTGAAAACAAAAAAGGATGTAGAAAAAATTAAGAAATATTTTGAATATTATATTCCTTATTAAATAAATTTATGTCTGTATGTTCACACAATGATTGGGATCCATTAGAAGAAGTATTTGTAGGCAGGGCCGATTCAACAATGTGTCCACCTAAGGATATCAGCACACATAGTTTTTGCTACGGGGGTTCTAGTTACGAAGTAGTGAAAGGCTTACCTGAAAGATTCGATCAGAAGATACTAGACGAAGCAACAGAAGACCTTACCACATTATCAGATACATTAACTAATCTCAATATTAAAGTTCACAGACCTGAGAAAATAGATAACAGTCAAGGTTTTTCAACTCCTGAGTGGAATTCCAGGGGATGGACACAATATTCGCCTAGAGATCTTCTATTGCCATTAGATAATCTTGTTATAGAAACACCATCACCTATGAGGAGCAGATACTTCGAAACAAGAGCATACTACAAATATCTCTATGAACAAATGAAAGACGGCACGGAATGGATAAGTGCACCAAAGCCTACATTAACCGATGACAACTATCAACTAGGAACTCCAGAAGACGTGACCCTAACAAACAAAGAGATTGTTTTTGACGCTCCTAACGTGGTGCGAATGGGTAAAGACATACTAGCACAAATCAGTAATTCAGGTAACCACTTAGGTTTCCAATGGTTGAAGACTATACTAGAGCCCAGGGGTTATAGAATACACATAGCGGAAAAGTTTTATAGTTACAGTCACTTTGATTCAACTATTTTACCATTAAGGCCAGGCCTGGTGCTTTTCAACTCAGATAGGTTAAGTCCAGACAGGTATCCAGAAATATTCAAATCATGGGATAAAATATGGTTTGGAGGTGAGCAATTGAAAGTCAGTCCACACAACATGCCTAACGGTGTGTCTCCAACTAGCACTGCTATAGGTTTAAACTTCTTGTCTGTGAATCCAAATTTAGTAATTTGCGACATTGTGCAAGATGAATTAAGAAGAGAATTGGCAAAGCATAAAATTGAGACCATAGGCCTACCAATGAGACATGCTAGAACGTTAAGCGGTGGCTTCCACTGTGTCACACTAGATGTTAAGAGAAAAGGTGGATTAGAGACTTACTTCTAATCTTTCAGACTATTTGCAATCTCTTGCTCTAGGTCTGGCAACAACTGTCTCCATGTTTTCTTTACATTTCTATACTGGTCTTGTTTGTCGTTGTATTTGATAAACGCATTCTGTAACTCTCTGTACTTCTCTGGTGTGTGTTGATCTCTCCTAAGTTCTTTAATGATGTTTTCATAGTTTTCATCAAATACATATTTGGATAACTTGTCTGCTACTGCTAATCTCCACTTGCGTGGTGCCATGTTTGGGTTGCAGATAAGCGGATACCATACAGTGGCCAACCATGTGAATCCGTACTTGTCGTTCAGCTCTCCTCCGCACCAATTCTTCCACCATTTGATTATGTCATCTAACTGATCAATATTGAGTAGTTGCACCGCAGGACTCAAAACTATTTGTCCATTTGTACCAAGTATGCCCCTGTAGAACTCAAGACTTTGTAGAACTTTGTTCCAGACACTTGGGTATCGGATATACTCAGTCCTCTCCCCCACTCCGTCAACACTGGCCCATATCTTCCAATGCTTTAATTTTGGTAACCATTTAGTAAGCCTTGGGTTTGTGTTTGTGAGATTTGTCACTATGATAAAGGTCTTGTCTCCAAGTGTGCCCTGCTGATCGCAGTACTCAAACAGTTCATAGAACTCAGGTATCAGTGTTGGTTCACCACCTATCACATTAAGTTGCTTAATATTTTTGCTGATGTGTTCGAACATCTGCAACTTAAATTCTTTCTTTTTGTACCATTCCTGCTTCATGCCTAACTCGTTAGTCCAGTTGTTTACGTTGGCTCCTTGTTCTTTGACCCAATGCAACCATTCTGGGTCATGTTCTCCGATGTCTCTTGTTTCCATCCCATGCATGTGGCTGTACATTTGACTACACATTTTACATTTAAGATTACATATGTTGCCCATTTGTACCTGCATCGTGTCAGCACTTCTATTAAACGTGCCATCCGATAGTGTTGCTTTGGTGTACTGCTGTATGCCTCTCTGTGTCCTTAGACTCTCTGCACCTTGCTCTTCCTGTCTGTAACATCTTTCACAGTCTCTGATCTTTTCACCTGCTATCATTTTCCTACGTATCTCTTTCATCCGATTGCTATTCCAATAGTCCTCTATGGAATGGGTGTTGGCATCGAAAAGATTGTAGTTGTTGTCTGTTGGTAAATCCTGTATTGTGGTACAGCACAGTCGCATCTTGCCGTTGGTGTGTATGTAGTTGTGATTGAAAGGTTTGTCGCAGAATACTTTACTCATTATACCTTCTTAATGAACTTTGTTTTTGCGTCGAAATGATATTCTGTGAAATCACCTGCGGGGACTCCGAAGTCTTCAAAGAACTTGTGAGACGTGTCTATTTTTTCTGTGACATAAAATTTGATGTTCAATACATTTTCATAGTGTGCAACTATCTCGTAGTTGTCTCCTGGCTCTGATCCGTTGTTGTTGAATGGCACGGCAATAAGGTTGATACCTTTCTGGTCAAGCAGATGGTTGCAACGTTTCAAGTGTGATTCAATATCTGCTGACTGCGATCCCATCACCAGAAAGATAGTTGGTTTACCGTAGATGTTGTCTTCGTGCACCAATCCAAGTCGTAAGGAATTTAATTGGTAAATCATACTCTTGTAATACATGTATGTAATTATTGATTATTTTCGCCTGTTCATTGCGGACTTGGCCATCTTCTTCACCACGTCTGTGCTACCTTGATCGTCATAGTCCATGGCAGGATCTTTCTCTGCCTCTTGGTCTGTCTTCACAACGATCTTCTCGTTGTCAAAATTTGCAACAACATTTTTAAGATCTCCATCTTGATCATATATTCTTTTGAAAACATCGTAGTTGAATGCTGGATATCCAGTGTTGCTCATTATCTGTTTCACCGCGTCCATGCTGATGTCTGTTGCTTGGTCCTTCTCGTCGGCGTCGCCCTTCATGTTCAACAGGATGTTGATAAGTGCCGACTCTAGGTCTGTATCGCTTTTGTTGAATTCGAAAAATCTCACAGGACTACTTCCCTGCTAGTTTACTGAACAATCTGTTTGATGCTTCAAACACTTCTTTGGATTCTCTCTGTTCTCTGCCTTCTGGTTCTGTTCCACCCGCTTCGGCATCAGAGGCTCCAAACTCATCTGTCTCTTCTCCACCTTCTGAGTCCAGTGAGTCTAGATCTGTGTCCATTGCCATCGTGTCATCGGCGCCCATTGGGTCTGATGCTACTTCTTCTCCGGTCAAAATTCTTACACCGTTGTCTAGCTCTTGTCTAGTTGTCGTTAAAGTGGCCTCCGCCTGTTCAATCGCTGGTTGGATTTTTTGTAGGAATGCGTCTGCCTTGTCCGCACCCATTTCGTCTCTGATTCTGTCTACTAGTTCTAATGCACCTTCTGTTTTCATTGATGCTAGATCTTCTAGGAACGACGTCACTTTGTCCATCATGTCCTTGGCCGCTAGTATTAATTCTGATTGCTCTTCAACACCTTCACTGGCTACCATTTTGCCTGTGCCTTTTGGCATCTTGCTCATTTCTTTTTGAATAAGTTTGCTTACCACTTTCTTCTCATCTTGGTCTAGTGCTTGTCCCCTGTCTAATTTTGTTTTTGCAGAAATGGCCTGTGAAGCCGCTTTTGCTGTTGGATCATTTCCCATGCTACCACCATACTCTGCTAGTTTTCTTTCTGCTATGGCTTGGTTAATGATGTCTAGCATCATTTGGTTTTTCTGGTAACCATCGTTCTTTAATTCTTGTCCAAAGTGTGTGTTTTGTGTGATCTCGTGTATCTTTGTTCTCACATGATTTGCGTAGTCCTGCAGTTCTTCTTCGTTGAACTGTGAAAGGTCCATGGTCATGTTGAATCTACTTTCAAATTCTTTCAGTAATGATTCTGTAGTAATGGGTTTTGTAAGGTCTAAGCTCTTCATACTGTGTTTATTTATTATCTATGCTCCGAACGTGTTGTTAAAGATCTGCTGTATCTTGCTTTTGTGTTGGTCCGCTAGGCGGTTAGCGGCATCCAGTCTATCCCAGTAAACATCCTCTATCTGTTCGTCCTTGTTCTTCTGTGCCTCACGTATCATTCGTTTGGCACTCTGTATATCGAAAAGTTGTGATGCAAATTTTGTATCTAGGTCTAGTAGATCAGTGGGCACACTTTTTCCGTCTGCCAAATGATGTGCTACGAGTATGGCTGTCTGTTTTAAATTTATATCGTCATGTAAAACAGTGGCTTCCATCATGTCTGCAATTACATACACATATCGAGTGCCGGACCATTTTTTCGGTACAATGGCTATATTGCCTATCAGGATTCCTTTACTAAACTGCTTGGGTAGATGTCGGAAAGGTCTTCGTGCCTGCTCCTTGTGTGCCAAATCCGCAAGTTTGCTTTTGAGACCATAGGCCTCAATCTGTTTTACCAGTTCTGATTTATTTTTTCCTGTCATTTGCAACGAACTTTATCTTTCTATTTAAAGCATATTGCGTGTGGGTGTCAAGTTTTTTACGTACAAAGATTGCCTTGTCCGCCAATTTCTTGGCTCTGTCTGCATCATCCTGTGACAGTTGATCGCTCCTGAATGATTCTAGGGCATGTGTCTTTATGAACTCTACGTCGTCATCGGTGACGTAGACCTTGGCCTTGGGTGCTATCTGTATAAACATGTATTGGTAAGTTTTAGCCTGGCATCTTCATCAGGATCACTACCACTGTAGATAGTAGGCCTGCGACCACTGTGCCCGCTGTTGCTATGATTGTCTTCTGACTGCTTTTATGACTGGTCGACATATCCTCATTCATCTTCGCCAATCTAACTTCGATCGCACTCAATCTGTCGTGTAACCCTTTGTATCTCTCTGAACAAAGGTCCACGTGTGCTTCAAGGTTTTGTTTCTCTAATTCTGTTGTACTCATATATCTTTTTAAATCTCTTTTGAGGATTTGTACCTCTATTAATAGAGCCTGTAGATGAGCCTGATTCACTGCCTGTATGTGCCTTTATTATTAGAAAGTTTGTGCCTTAATGTACTGTTATTTATCGATCGGACCAGCGTATGAAAAGTACGTGTTTATGATGCCACCTGTCAGTGCACCTATTATCTTCTGCCTGTCGGTGCCTTGCATTTCCTTCGTGACAAAAGTGTGTAGAGGAAAGTGTACTGTGTTGTGGCAGTCGGCAACGATGGGTATGAGACTGAAGTCCTCCACTAGGTTAAATGTTGGATCAACCACATCTCCGTACACCCCCGATTGTTCTGTGAAGAACTGGAAGTGCCATGTGGCGTGTGCACCTTCGTAGTAGGATCCAAAAGCATGGTTGCCCAGCACCTCGAGGTCAATCTTCTGCGGTGACTGTTCCCATGTGATGTTACCCCTCATCTGTAGGAGTTGTAACATAGTTGCAAAATTGCTGTTCTGATCCCTGGCTACTGCTAGAGTTTCCTTATCGCTTATATAGTTGCCTGCCATGGTCTTGAATGGGAACTGCTGTTTTAGATTGCCGTTGTTCGTGATGTCTACCAAGGTGTGTATTCTGTATTCGTGCATTAGTCTTGGTACTCAACCTGTTCCCAATATTGCCAGTCTGGCTCGAGGTATTCGTCCAACTGTTTTTGCCTGTCAGGATTTTTTCTCAGCCATGCCCTGAGTTGTCTTACCCCAGTATCCTCCAACTGCTTGATGTCGGCTTTGGTGTGCCTTAGTGCCTTCTCGTGTGGAATGTTGCCATAGCAAAGTAGTCCATGCTCCTTTGCGAACTTGATCACCCTGTCATTTAGGCCGTCATCACACTTGATCAGGTGTTGAGGTTTGACCTCTTCCATCACATCATGTAGCCTTAATGTGCTTCTCGTGAAGTGTGGCCATTGTGCCATTATTTTTTCGTTGGTCCACCAAGTGTACCATGGCATGAAATAGAACATGTCCTTTACACCCGACCACCAACGCTCGTCCGGTTTCCTGATCAGCGTGAAAATTTCACTTTGGTCCTCGTGCTTGTCGAACGGTGGTTGCTGTAATATTATCTCTGGATTGTAATCCCTCCATAACCATCTCTTGATGTTCCTGCCTGCACTGACATCGTGATTCAAAAATCTCATACGTTTTAGGTTAGTGAACTGCTTTGGCATGTCCTCTTCCTTGGGCATGGCATAGATACGAGGTGTCTTGTCTCGCAACTTGGAATCAGGTCCAAGGATAACTTTTATTGCTTCGTCAAGATGTGTTGGCATGTGATTATTTACTCATAAAAAAAGGGCGAACCTAAATTAAGATCCGCCCTTTTTGGTAATTTACTTACTGTCAGTTACTATGGAGCAACTACGTTAGCAGTATCGATAGCGATGTCAGTTGCTGTTACTGTCGCACTTGAGATAGTTGCTGTAACATTCCCTGCACCGTTTAACGCTCTGATGTCTGTCTGTAAAGTGCCTGCACTTATTAGAGTTCCAAGAGAGTCTGTTCTCACTGTGTAAGTTTTTTGTTTATCACTTTCATGCAACGGTCCTTCTGACAGAATGTTGATGTATCGTGAAATCACTGCTCGTGTCGCCTCTAAACCTGCTGTTGCAGATCCAGTTGATAAGTCGCCTGTCTCGGCAGTCATCGCATTGACGAAGTCCACAA